ATCATAAACCCCGACCGCCTTGCACGCAGCAGTCAAATACCCGAGACGAACATTGATAGAGTTTAGTTGGGCGTATTGATCTTGAACCATCGTGTAATCTGCACGAGGTATAAGTTTAGTCGTAGTGGTGTTAGATATGAGGGGTTTAGGGCATGGGAAAAAATCAGGTATTTCTAACGGGTCCGGCTGCTCATCTAGAATTTTATCCAACCCTTTGGCGACCCAATATACCTTCTTAGTAGTCTTACACCAAATTTCGTATATCTCGCCCCTGCGCAATGTGCTGTTGTCATCATTAGCAGTCGAAGCGTATGAACCCCCATCTTTGGGAATTACAAGAGGCACCTGTGCAGCGTATTCTGGAAACCTTGACTGCATAGCGGTGGGGGTCATCCATACTCGGCGGGCTACCCAGTACACCTCTTCCCAAACGCGGGCGGGGGAGTAGGAGAAATCTTGCCAATACACATAATCGCAAGACACATCTTCATCGGTTATTTGCTCTATTTCCACACCTTCCACCACGCTTTTGCTCGTAGTCACATCGTAGCGCAGCCACACCTGTCCCATACCGGGTATCAGTCTATCCTCTACAGCGTGTTGAAAAGCTTCGTGCATGCCCAAGCCAGTTCCTTGCGAGCCAGTGCGCAGCAAGCGCTCAATAATCGCTGCCGCCACCCTACCTACATCATCTTCTGGATCTTGGAACTCTCTAGCTGCAATGGGCTTTGGCGGATTGCCATACAACGCCGATTTGAGAATACCTATGTTAGCCCAGAACATATTGAGCTTATGCTCTCCTATACCCTCGTCTTGCAAGCTAGAGTTTGTATACTCGTTCAAATAAAAGCTGACCACGCTACGCCCTGCAGACCTAAAAGCGTCTAAACTTTTCGCGCTTAAAGAAATTTGTCCTAGCCAGTATTGAGCATCATAATCAGCCATTATTGTATCCTTTTACTTGTCTCAGGGGCGCACTTCCATACGTCTTCAAGAGAAAATCCATAGTGCAGCGGGATTGCGAATGGTTGGGGGCCAACAGGCGGGGGCACGACTGCTGCCGTTCGCGCCACCAAAGATAAATACCTAAACGAATCCGCAAAATTAGATGACCAATCGTGGTTTGGCTTATCTCGGAACGCTTTTCTGTCTTCATCAAACTGCCGCTTATAAGATTTAAGAGCTTTTAGTCCCGGATAGCAGCCCGTTTCATCAAAAACTAGCGTCTTAAACATCATTCTAGCGGCTGATATTCCATCTTGGATGCTAAGATTAGGAACTAATCGGGGGCGAATGCCGCTGTTTAGAAACTGCTCCACTATAGAGCGCCCTGTTTGCAAACTTTTGGCCCTAGCATCATGGGGCAACCAGACATTACCCATGCGGAAACCTGCCTCCCTTTGAGCATGCAACCAATTTATATAGAACTCTATGCTGCGGGCTTCCCACTCCATAGCCGCGCTCACCAAAATATGATCCGGGAACTCTTGCCAGCGCCAAATCGCTGTGGTATCCGTATAGCCTAAGTCAAACACATAATGGCTTTCTACTCCAGGTACACTTGGAAAATCCCCAATCTTGGCGTTTTGCATTTCGTTGCCGTAGTAGCTTCCTTTAACTGCGGCGAACCAACTGCACTCCATTTCAGACTCCCACTCGTCTTTAGGCATGGAGCCTTGCATCTCTATTAGCTCGCTTGGGACTATGATCCCAGACTCGCTAGATTTCAACATGAATCTATACCACGCTGGGTTTTCTCCTGCGGCCTCCCAAACATCGTAAAAATGATTGGGGCCGTTAGGTGTTCCTATGAACAAACCCCAACCTTGACGATCGCTAAGCGCAGGACGTAATATCTCAGACCACAAATTGGGTCTGCAGTTACCGTACTCGTCTACCGCAACCCCGTCAAAATACAACCCCCGAAATGCGTCGGGATTATCAGCCCCGTAAAGCGTAATCCTTGCTCCGTTAAACAACTCCACGCTCAATGCTGACTCCGAAATTTTAACAGCTACTTCTTTCGCATAAAACTTCAGATAATCCCAAGCAATTTGCTTAGCTTGGCTGTAGAATGGTGCGATGTATCCGTATCGCGCCCTTTCTTTTTGAGTGTAGACCGCTTTTGTCAATATGTCGTTTATGGTGGCAACTGTCTTACCTGCCCGCCTGTGGCAGACTAATACCGCCCAGCGTTGACTCCGCGTGTGAAACGGCAGAAACTGCGGTCTCGGCGAGTAGGGTATGGTTACTGTTTTCACGGCCGAAACATGCTTGAGTATTCTCCAAGCTCTTTACCAAGCTGCCGTTGATCATACATGCTGCTAAGGTCTCTTGTGAGCCCCTGCCGCACGAACCCTCCGCCTTTTTCTGCAGACAAAGCCAGTGCTTCCGCCAACTGCTCGCCAGCTTCGCGCCTGTACGCTTCGTAGGCCAAACCCGGCTGCATATCTGTTCGTCCGTACCGCAACGACAATGCAAGATCTCTTTGTTGCGCCATAGTGGGCTGCTTGCTTGGATTTATAGCCACACGCGCAGGGAATTTCCGGAGCAAGTCATTTTGCATCTCGCCCAACTCGTCAAATTGCCGCTTAGCGTGTCTCACATTTGTGCCCGAGGGCCACCCCTCCCTACCAGCGGAGAAATGCCCTGCTATTTCGTGATTTAACGACTTTAGAAGACCACGTTCACTCTCGTGCGGCCCTACATTAACTCGTTTTGAGCTTTCGTCGAAACTGGCGCTGTTGCGCTTCATGCTAGGGTCTACCTTTAGTTGATAGCCACGCAATTCTGGGTACGCCGTTCCCAATCTATTGTGCTTATAAATGTCCAACAATGGTTCTACACTCGCTCGATCCCCTAGGTTGGTGCCGCGAGCAATTGTGGCCTCGGGCAACTCGTAACCGAATTGCTCCAGTTTAGGAGTTGCAGGGTAGAAATCGTTGCCTCTCGGCACATGAAAAAATCCCGGCGTATTCTCAATAATTTCCCGCTGTAAGTCTTTATCTCCCGCTTTAGTCATGCCTAGGGTGTCCCGGAGTTTTAGCGCCATGAGTCTCAGTTGACGATCACCGAGCGCGTTGAGCCCGCGCATCCCCACAGCCCCCATCGCGACCCCTTTAGCAGTGCCAGCTCCAGGTACAAAATCTGCCAGCTCTGCCGTAGCCGGACGCAACTTAAAAGCCATGTCTTTACCAGTAGTGAGCCCTTGCCCGTAGGCAATATTGTCTAATAACTCCGGCTTATCCCCAATAATGAATTTGCTGATCAAACTTCCGACCACTCCTAGGGGATCGAGCGAGTGTAGAACCATTGGTGGGCGTTGCAGCCCATCAAGAGTTTTCTGTGCGCCCCGTAGTGCTTCGGCCATGGCTGCAAGCCATGGACTTTGAGGTTTTTGGACCTTTACTTCATCTTCGGTCATTTTACCCCCGGCAATTTATCCAGCACCGTGGGCGGAAGAATATGTCGCACCACGAATTCTCTGCTTCCATCCATATCAGGGTGACTGGAGGGTGGTAGCAGCCTCGCGTACAGCTTGAAAAACTCATCCGGATGAGTGTCCGCCCACAAACTCAGCCTAGATACTCCACCAATCTGCTGAAATGCCGTGTTAAAAGCGTCCACTACCGCAGTGCGGCTTAACTGCCCAGAGCGAGGAAACACTTTGAGGAACCTCAGGTTCGGCTGCTGCGCCAAAGCCCCCAAAGTCACCGTGTTTTCGTCTGCAGCGGCAACGAATTCGACTATTTGTCCCATAAGGCGTCTAGCTTACACCTCCCGCAGCGTGTTTGCAAGCCCCTACTCAGTTTCCCTAAGACTACACCCAGCGCGCAATCTATAGAGTCCTATTTTAAGATCCCAGCACAGTAGCATCTGCAGATTTAGCACCCGCTCCTCGGAATTCCGTGGTCCCTATGGTGCTAGTGTAAGTGCGAGTGGGGGTGGGTACCCCCAGCCAGAAGAAGAAGGAAGAAGGAAGAAGGAAGAAGAAGAAGATCATCATCTTCGTCGTCGTCGTCCAGAACCGACAGGAGAGGACGAGGGCGGACCGAGGCGAGGCGATCGTCGGTTGTTCTCAGTCCGCGCCGAGGTCTGGTCGTCTTGCCGTGGGCGTGAAAAATCCCCGGGGGCTTTCGCCGCCGGGGATTTTTGCTTTGCGGACTGCTAGGCTATTTCGCGGAGCCATCCCCGGCGGATCGCGTATCCGAGGAACAGCATGCCATTCCCCTTTATTCCGCCGCATGCCTGGACTTCCGGCAAGGTAGCAAGGAAATTCGCGGAGCAGGGGAGCTGGTAGCTGATCGCTTGCCAAGCATCGTGATTGTGTCCGGCCCGATGCTTCGGTACTTTGCTGCCCAGAACAAGGATGCGCTCGGCTGGGGCTGAGGCTTCTTCGGTATGCCCGAATGCTTCAACCAAAGCTTCGGACACTTCATCCACGCTCACCGTCTCCACTGCCTCCACTGCCACTTCGTTTTCAACTTCGTTTTCAACTTCGTACTTTGCCTTCTTGCTCATGTCGGTCCCCTTTGAGGATTTCGTTGTGTACCTGGAGGTTTCCGGGTACAAATGCACTATGCCATGGATCTTTAGTTCTTGCAAGCATTATTTAATGAAATGAAAATTTATTTTTGAAAGCAATCTTCATGCCACCGACGGACGGAAGCAATCTTCATGCCACCGACGGACGGAAGCAATCTTCATGCCACCGACGGACGGAAGCAATCTTCATGCCACCGACGGACGGAAGCAATCT